TCGGTCTTTATCATTTTCAGAAATTTCAACTTGAAGTTTTTGTTGTTCTTCTTGTTGTTTAGCTTTGAGTTGTTGCTCTTGCATTTGACGTTGCTGTTGCATTTCTTCTTGTCTCTGCTTCTGTAGATATATAAGACAATCTAACGCTTGGGTTAGTACTATAGTAATATTGTGCTAAATCAGTTCTCATTTGATGCACTCTTGGCATTAAGTGATCTGAATGCTGTACAAAATACATTTCTGTTTGAGCATATGATTGTTGCATAGCTTGTACAACCCCTGTAGCTGTTTGTGCTGATACAGCACCACCGAGACGTTGAGGATTAATACCAATAGCATCAAAACATTGTTGTTTAAAATAATTTGCAAGTTGAATCCTAGACATCAATCTATTAGTCTGCTCCATGTTTAGAGTTTGATAATGATTGAAGTTAGTTGCATTCTCAGTATTTGTAATTGATGTATCAAGAGGTAGCATTTGGAAATCTTTCATTGCTACGTATGCTTTTGCATAATTATTCTTGCCCCAGTCTTCTCCCATTGAGTGACGTGGTAAAGCATTTTGATCAAACATTATTACTGTTCCTAATTCATCTATTAGAATGTCAGCAATTTGGTTGTTAACCATATTGTACCCAACTTGATAAGCTTTCATTAGATCAACTAATGATGTAGATCTAGTATTTCTATCAGAAAATACTCTACCTTCTACAGGTAGTTTGCAACCATAAAGTGTATTATTACCTTTAAATTGAAATGGCAATCTACCAGGTTTAGTTCTATTAATACCTATATAAATAGGATTAATGTTGTCACCCATAGTAGATCTCCACATAGCCGGTAAATTTGGACCAATTTTTACACCACCCCAAACTTCATTTATCCATATCCATTCAATATGCTCACCTTCTAATAAATTTTCTTTACTCTTTTGTTTAAATATAGAACTATCATAAACACCCTTTTTAGTAATCTTAAATGTTTCATCTACTATTTCTTGGGTTACTTCACCATCTGTTTCAATTTTAGTTAAATGACCTATTCTACGTTGTGTCTTCCAATATATAGTTGAAACACGCATTAAGTTACCTTCACCCCACATAGATACATCTTCATTCTCATCTAGTATTTCACTAAGTATATCACCACCTCTTGCAGGATCATCCCAATAATTAGATGTAAATTGTCTATATGCTAAACCTGGCATTTGTGTATTCCATTCATGAGATCTAGTTGCATCATAATATGCCCCATCATTTTGGTATCCGTTAACTTGATATTGTGCAGATCTAGCTGGATATATTTTTTGAAGAGATTTCAATTGTTTTTCATCCATTAAATATCCATATCTATCAACAACATCAGATACAGTCATTAAATCTACTTTACCACAATAATTTGAATCTGCTATATATCTTTGATCTGGTGATTTTTGATAGAAAGTTAGTACAGGATTCCAAAGCTCAATATCATAGTCATCTTCTAACATTCTAAAATGCCAAAATTCTCTATCTGAAATAAGCATATCTCTAAATCCTCTTTCCTCAAGTTCTTGCATTTTGAATCTTTCTTCATCCACTGCAAGTTGATGTGATGCCCACTCTTCAACCATACTTCTATAAGACTTGCTAAAAAAGTCTTCTATCTCAGGTAATGATTTTAATCCTTCTGGAGATAGTTGTTGTTGTGCTTCTTCTGATGAAGGATCCATACCCATCTCAATCATCTTACGCACTAAATTAGCTTCTGCATCTGCTAATAATGCTTCTTCTACTTGTATTCTTTTTTGTTCAAGCATCTCATTATAAGATGCGTCATCTACTGCTCTAAACTGTACTTTAGTATATCTTTTAGCAAATTCACCTGTTAATACATTTATAACATTAGGAACAATAGGATAAAATTTTAATTCTAACGCTGAGTCATTCTCAGCTGTTAAAGTATCCATTAAATCTTTATACTCATTATCGGGCTCAACAATATAATCTGTTTTATCAATTATACCTTTTGCAAGTTTATAATTTTTAAGAAGTCTTCTAGAATTTAGTCTTAAAAACTCAATACCTTGAAGTTCTAACCAATCTAAATTCCAAGCTGCCCAATCATCTGTCTTTTTAGAATATGGTAAAAATTGTACAGGTTGAGTTAGACTAGAAAACGTAGGTCCACTTTCTGCAGTGGCACCGTTTTTCATTTGCATGGCGTTTAATACTCTCATATTGATTTACTCTATTTAATGTTTTTAAATCCGGATCTTTTTATTTTAGAACCACCCAAACCTCTTTTACGCCCAATATTTTTAAACGGACTACTATACTTTAATTTACTTATTTTTTCTGGATTTACCAAGGAATTATCGTCTGATTCACGCCTTTTAGAATATCCCCTATTAGATTGTTGTATTTTAGCAAAAGCAATTAATGCACCAAAGGTAACTAATCTATCTACGTTTAATCCAGGATAATAAGCTAGCATTTCTTTTATAAGCATTGGGTCTGGTATTCTTTCTACTCCTAATGTCTGTGACATAACTGATCCATGATCATCTGTTTCTTCATGAATGCTTTCTCTTAAAAACTCTATTGCATAAGATATTAAATGGCTTTTAAATAATGTTCCTGTATTTTTCCACCCATATTCTTGATATACCGTTCTATTAGATCCTAAGTCTTTTAAAAATAGTATTTGTTGTTTAGGAACTAAATATCTTTGTTTTTTCCTAGCTATCATATGTTGAATAAATAAAGAAATATTATTCTCAACAATTGTCCATGCATTATACCATTCTATTATAAGTTCTAATCTTTCATGTGTTTTGTTAATATCATCAAATCTACCACACCATGCTGCTACTATCTTATCTTTCTCAATAAATTGTTCAACATCCCCAGCACCTATATCTCTAGTTACTTCTGTAGCATTTTTATAAATATATATACTACACAATGAATCTGATGTAGTTGTTTTACCTTCTGACACAGGGTCAATAGAACCATAGTATGCTCCAAAACCAGGATTTTCAATTGGTCTTTCCCAAACTACAATACTTCCAGTTTTATCTTGTTGTTTTTTATTTACTGGAAATTCACTTATTGGTAATTTATTTGTACGTTTAGCAGTAATGCCTGTTTGATCTCTATCAAGTTCAATAAGTTCATAAGGATATTCTTTTTCTTCAATCTTTTTTAATTGCTTACTTAATATACCTTGTGGAAATACAGACTCTTTTCTATACGCAAATGCTTCAGCTATGTTAAGTGGTTTTTGAGATATTCTTAATTGATATTGTTCACCACTTAATTCATTTTTCCATCTTGCTCTTTCATTTTTAATAGCTACAATTGCTTCATCTATTTCTGAGTTACCAAATTTATCTATATAAGGAGGCATAGACCATTGTTCTGGTATAAACAGCCCTGCCATGCCTATTGTACCATCAGCATCCATTAAATTAGTTTCTACTGCATATATATCATTAGCAGTTGGATTTAGTATCATATCCTTTAAAGGATTACATTGTTCTAAATCACCTACAGAACCAGCAGCAATAAATTGACCAGTTGTCATCATACCAGAAGACATAGCAGGACGTAAATATTCATATGTCTGCATCATGTTTTTAGCAATACCAGCTTCCTCATGAAAGAAATAAGTACAAGGACCCCCAACACCTGTAGTAGCATTCTTTTCAAAAGAAGCACCTTGTATCTTTGATTTAAGACCTCTTGATGTTTTTCTATTATTTATTTTTACTTCAATCTGTTGTTGCCAAAGTAAAACCTTCTCAGGATTGCTTGGTCTATACCATGCAGTATGTTCATTTAAAAATGTTTTATATTCTTCTAAAAACTTCCAAGATCCTTTATCATTTATATAATCTTTAAGTGATGCACCAATCTTACATATAGATCCTTCTTCAAACCAATATTGATTAATGATTTTCCCCATATGAAAATATGAAGATGCTATCTGTCTTTTTTTAAGAATGGCAGCATGTTGATTATTTAACTCTGCAATAATCTCATATAATGCCATATGGTATTGTGCATCTCTTACTTTTGCAAATCCATATTTTTTTTCTTCTTTATCAAATATTGGTAAGAAATTAAGCCACATGTAATAATCTCTAGTAAGATACCATTGTTTATTACCGCTTTTAAATATAACTCCCGTTCTACATTTGTTTTTTTGATCTTCCCAATAAGCAGTAAAATCTTTTGATCTAAAAGGTTTATTACAATAGTTTCCTTCTGAATTAAATCTTTTTGCTTCTTCATTAAACAGCCATGCTATGTTGTCAAAATCATAATTACCAGGTTCTTTAAAAATAGATTCTAAAAATTCTCTGAAATGATTATCTGACTCAAACTCTCTAGTTGACCATTTATGATTTTCAAATATGGGTATAATCCTACTCATCTCTTATGATGGCATATACGTCCCCTACTTGCAATAATAGGTGTTCTTGCCCATCATGTTTCATTGGAGTTGGCATAGCATGTTCAGCATATTGCACCACATCTCCAATTTTTATTTCTTTTACAGAATCACCTATTCCAACAACTCTACCTCTATAAGTTATTTTTTGTGCTATTTCTGGAATAATAAGTCCTGATGCAGTTTTAGTTTCTGCCTTTATTTCTTTGATTAATAATTTTTGTCCTACTGGAATAATTTTTTCTGCCATAATTGTTGATTTTATAATTGGTCATAAGCTAAACCTGCACCACCACGCACAGAGCTGTCTTGTTCTTGTCTCATATCTGTAAATGCCCCTTTATATGATTGTCTAATTGATTCAAATTTTGCAGCAGCATTTACCATTGAATTTATATTTCCATCTCTACCATGTTCAATAGCTGTTACTTCCATATATTTTGCTAATCTATCTAACATAGACTTAATACCTACATATGCTCTATAAGTTGGTGTCTGATATAATTTTTCACACATTGCCTTAGCATATCTAATTGGAGGATCTTCAGTTGATTCTTCAAGCTCAATCTCTTCAATAATAATATCTTCCTTTTCATGTTCAGGTAAATTAAAAAAAGGATTTAAATCTGGATTAGGACATGTCATATAAAATAAATATTTATAGATGGGCATATAAGTGTCTGGATATTCTTCCATAATTTTTTTAAGAAAAGGTAATGCATGACAATGTTCTGTTATTACTAAGTTACTATTTTCTATATCAAATAATCTTACTATCATGATTTGTTATCTTTTATCCACATCATCAAAGACATTACTTCATCTTTTAAATATGGTAGTTCATAAATTTTAATTGTATCTAATACAGGTTCACCATTGACATGTTCATTAATTGGATAACCAAATTTATCTTCTCCAACTTGTTTAAACTTAACATGTTGAATTGTCATTTTACCAATTTTGAGTTTAGGGTTATGCTTTTTAATAATATACATATATATACTTAATTGTAAATTATAATGATTAAGATTACAATCATCTAAATGACTTATTGGATTATACATTTTGTTTGTTATACCTTCCCAATTTGTAAAACCTTTTTCTTTTATTTCTTTATTTGTTTTATAATCATTTATATTTATCACTCCATCTACTACTTCTACAACATCTGCTTGACCACATAAACCAACAGACTTTAAATAAACCAAATGTTCAGGGTATAATCCATTTTCTAGTTTTTGATTTGGAGAAACTTTAATACCATTATCATCTATTATTGGTTTAATAATAGGTACTTCTATACCATTGCGTTCAATAGTCTTGAAGTCAAGCATATCTGCTTCTCTTTGATTATGATAAAAATTACCTAATGTAATAGCTCTTTCAGTTTCACCATCCCATGCTGCAATAATTTCTTTAGGTGTCATACCATACCACTTAGACCTTTTATTCTTTGATGATTTCTTAGCTTGACCATCTCTATCAAATTTAGGTTTAAATTTACCTATAAAAGTTGTTACTCCAGTCCATTGAATATTGTCACCATCTATACTTTCATATACATGACCTTCTTCTTGAAATTTTATTGCCATAATATTATACTATTGTAGTATACCACAATTGATTCTCTTGATTAGTGTATACTGTTGTTACTTCATTGTTTATGTAATAATTAATCTGTACCATTGTTTTCTATTTGATTATTAATTAATTCTTCTTGTTCTTCTGATGTCACTGCATCCCAAAAACCTTTAGGGCATTCAGATGCTAATGATCTCACTTTAAATCCTAAACTACAACCGCAATCTGAACAACATGGTTGTGTTCCTGGAGCAACACAATCATTACCTTGTGCATCAAAGAGTGAACATTTTATACATATTTGATATCTAGCTGTAGCTATAGCCTCAACATGTTCTTTTTTAAAAAGTGAGTTAGCAATGCCATCAGCAATTTTATCAGCATTTTTAAATATATCTAAATATTTTTTCCACTTACTTTTCATTCTTAAATTTCTTTTTATTTAATATATCTTTTTCCATTTGTTGTAGTGCTGATTCCATTTGTTCAACATTTTTATTAATTTCTTCACTTTTTGCAAATCCTACATAAGTTCTTTTAGCTAAATTACCTAAAATACTTTTATTCTTTTTAATTGCTTTTTCAAGTTTGTTTTTTCTTAAATAAAAAGTTCCTAAACCATCTACTTGTATTCTTGGGTAATTTAAATTAGATAATTTCTTTCTAAGCTTAGCATAATAAAAAGTTATAAATTCATCTACAACTGTATTATGTACACCAACTTCATCTGCAATACCTTTTTTAATATCTTTATGGCTCTTTGGATTCACTACCTAATATTTTATAATCAAGCAAAACCAACCCTTCTGTTTGAACACTAATATTCTTTTGAAGAGCTATTGTTTTTTTATTATTACCTTTTTTAATTAATAAACTTTTTCTTTCAGCTTTTGTAATTGCATTTCTAGCAGATTGAGGACTTTTAAAAACACCATCTTGTACAAGTTTCAAACAAAATTTAGTTAACTCTATATCTTTATTTTTTGATAGTTCTGCTAAAAATTTTAGATCTGAATTACTAATAAGTATATTATTAAAAAAACAATATGTCATAATTTGATATTGAATACTTATATCCATATCAACTTTCATTTTTAAATCAACTTTATTAACTAATGCCATATCATAAACTTAATATCATATCAACTAAATCAGGATGAGGATAACAATCAGTTTTATCTTTCCTAACATTTGTATGTGTTAATAATCCTTTTACATTACCTAAATATGCATCTTTTTGAAATCCAAATCCTTTAGTAGGTCCATGCTTTTGTATAAATTGTTTTAATCCTAATCTAATGTCAATTTGATCTCTTTCACCTAT